TACCATTCACTCCCCCTTCCGCTTCTGCGCTCTTGATATTTGTTGGAGGTATCTTTCAGATTCCTGGGCAAGCATTCAACGTCGGAGGAAACCAAATTCAGTTCACTTCTGCACCCGCGGCTAACCTGACATTCTACGGAGTATCTCTAACCTAATGGCTTACATCTTTCCAGTAAACCCAGCTGACGGTCAGCTTTACCCGGTGCCAGCCATCCCAGGCTCACTCCAGTATCAGTGGAGTCAGTCATTGGGTGTGTGGCTGATTTATTCTCCCCTCGGAGTGCAGTCCGTCTCCGGCCTTCTCCCCATCGTGGTGTCGGATGGGACGAACAACGCCACCGTTAGCATCCTTCCAGCCACACTTAACAACGCTGGCTCGATGTCGGCGGAGGATAAGGAAAAGCTAGACAACATTCCACCGGATGCCAACACTGGCACCGTGAAGCAAATCAATACGGGCTTCGGATTGACGGGTGGTCCTATCACGACGACAGGCACCATCGATCTTGAACCGGCTACGAGGACCACTGAGGGTGGCGTCATCATCGGGGAGAACATCGATGTCGATGCAGCTGGTGTGATCTCCATCCCCGCCGCACGTTTCGGCGTCACCAGCATCAACGTCGGCCCCGGATTGGTGGGCGCACCCTCACCCATCGTCAACACGGGCACTATCTCCGCAGCGTTGGCCACTCGTCTCACAGTGGGCGCAGTGCGTGTAGGCTCCGGCCTTAGTGTGGCCGCCGACGGCACCCTCTCGTTGGCTGGATCACTTCAGTCGGTGGGAGTTTTAGCATGGGGGACTATTGGCATCACAGCTGGTTCTCCCTACACTTTCACACTGAGAGAGGGTTACAACATCTCGGGCATTACTTGGCTGTCAGGTACCCAACCACGTGTTGTGGTCTCCTTCCAAAATGCTTTGGCGGATAATCTCTACGGTGTGTTTCTGACTGCTCGTGTGAGTTCGTTTGGATCTAGTTTGGCGCTAAAGCAGGTCAACCAACTGATCAACTTCTCTTTCAAGACGACAGTTGACGTTCAGCTTAACGCTGTCACTTTCACCACTCTCGATAATACCGCCCAAGGAGGCACCATCACTTGGAACTCTTGGGGTGACATCTCAGAGTTCGACATCATGATCATCGACACCGCCACCTTCTAATGAACGTCATCGTCTACGGCACGTACAATTCTACCGTCTCTTACTTGAACGTGGTGTCAGCAGGCGCCGACGATCTAGAGACTTTCGCATTCAAATACCTAGAGCCTTTTGGTATCCCCTACCAAATTGTGGACCAGATGGATATTCCACCGTCCCCATACATTAGTAATGCTCAGACGGTGGATGCGAGTGTTTCACCACCGACATTCGACTGGGTTCTGGATGAGGCTCAGAGGGCCGCTACTAACTACAATGCGCAGTACTGGCAGGCGCAGTACAACGAGGGATTGCTGGGCCTGAGCATCACCAACGATTACCAACTCCAGCTCGCGATAGCCACGCCTGAGGGTGAGAGAACTGCGGATCAAGTGGCGGCTGTGGAATTCCTTAGCGGGATCAACGGCCTCCAACAGAGTGTCCAAGACCAAATCGATGCAGCCACTTCGGGAGCAGAACTAATCTCCATCCTAAATCAGCTCGGGTAAAACGTATAGAGGGATTTACAGATGGCATTCGTCAAAGCTCAATTTATGGAGCCGCCTGGAAGCGGCACAGGTGCTACTCCAATCGGCGCCGTGAAGGCTGGCCCGGGGGTGTCTATTGCTCCAGACGGCACCATATCTTCCACTGCCAGCGGGGGCACCATCAGTAATGTCGTTCCCAGCAATGGCATTCAGGGTGGTGGAACAGGGCCAACAGTGTTTCTGGGTCTTCTGCCTCCTCAGGGAACCTCGCTTGGTGGCGTTAAAACGATCGATGGATCAGGTATCTCGATCGATTCCGACGGTGTCATTCGCTCCGTAGTGAATGTGCAGATCACTGGGGGTCCTGGAATCAATGTTGTGGATCTCGGTGGCGACGCTTACTCGATTTCGGCTTTGGCGGCCACCAACTCGGTTTTGGGCTCTGTCATTGTTCCAGCGAGCGCAACCAGCGGCCTTAGTCTGGCTCCAAGTGGAGCCCTAACTCTCCGTCCGGCTTCGTCTCTGTTTATCGGTGGTATTAAGCCAGGGACGGGCTGCACTGTTTTGCCAGACGGAACACTGAACGCTACTGGATCCGGTGGAACTATCACTGGCGTCGGTGTTGGCACTGGATTGGGCGGTGGTGGAACTACCGGTGCCGTCACACTATTCCTCCAACCTGCTGGAACAGGAGCCGCCAACAACATCGGTGGGGTGTATGCGGGTGATAACGTAACCATCGCTGCTGATGGTCGTATAAGCGCGACCACAACATCAACGGGCGTGCAGTCGATCACCGCCACACCCGGCGGATCTATTAACATCACGGGCACTTCGGCAAACCCGAGCATCGGCGTAGTTAGTGCCTCCACCACCGTTGCCGGCTCCGTTCAACTCATCAACTCGACCACCTCCTCTCAGGTCGACGGATTTGCCGCCACTCCCAACTCGGTTAAGATCGTCGCAGACGCCGTCGTCACAAAGCTCCCCTTAGGCGGGGGGATAATGACGGGCTCCATTGACTTCGTAGCCGGTCAACCTTTCCCCGGAGTGATCCCTGAGTCGTCATTCACTCAACTTGGTGGGATTCTTGTCGGCTCCTCTTTGGCGCCGGGATATGGTCAGCTTACCGTTGGAACTGACGGTCAGGTTTTGGCCGCTAACTCCCTAGCGCCACTGGGAGTGGAGTGGGTCTCTGCCGGTTCCGGAACTGTTTCGAGTGTCACAGGCACGGCCCCGGTTCAAGTGGCCACTGGCACCACAACCCCGGTCATTAGCGTGGACGCCGCGAGTACGACGGCCGCTGGTATCGTTCAGCTCTTCGATGGAGTTGGAAGCACCTCCACTACGACCGCAGCCACGCCCAACTCTGTTCGTCAAGCCTACGATCTGGCCGCCCTACAGCTTCCGCTGTCTGGCGGAACAATGACTGGCAACATCACCTTCACTGGAACTCAGACATTCCCCGGAACTTTGCCACTCGCAGGTGGTACGATGACCGGAGACATAGTGTTCAACACCGGTCAGACATTCGCGGGCACGCTGCCACTGGCTGGTGGTACGATGACCGGCGCTATCACATTCGCCGCCGGTCAAACATTCACGGGCACGCTGCCACTGGCTGGTGGCACCATGACTGGAGCGATCACATTCGCTGCCGGTCAGACGTTCCCCGGAACAATCTCCGCAACTCTGCTGGATGTCACAGGCGACATCGTTTTCGCATCCGCCGCTAACACTCCAGCCTCTCTCCCAATTGGCACCGCTGGTTCGATTCTCGCTGTCAATGCGGGTCTGCCCGCTTGGCGCACGGCCGCTCAACTTGGCCTACTGACAAGTGCGGCTGCCGCAACCACCTACGCTCCGCTCAACAGCCCGACCTTCACAGGGCCCGTTACAGTCAACGCCGGCGGATCCGGTGGTTCCAATGCGCTCATCGTTAGCGGGGGAAGCTTGATTCTGTCCACAACCTTCACCCCTGGTTCGTCAACTGATACGGGAAGCACGGGTGAGATTTCGTGGGATGCCAACTACCTCTACATTTGCACCGCTCCCAACACCTGGGGACGCATTGCGATTGACTCGACTCCGTTCTGATAACCGATGGCTCTGCTAAACTTCCCAGACAATCCGCTGGACGGGCAACTCTACCCGAATCCTTGCCCTCAAGGGGTGACCCAGTATCGCTGGGACACCAGTACTGGCATCTGGCGGATTGTCGGAGTGGCCACCGGAGTCCTTCCTGGAACCTACGGTAATGACGCCACCGTTGGCCAATTCACGGTCGATGTTCAAGGAGTCATAACCGACGCTCAGAACGTGTCGATTAGAGCAGCCTCCGTCGAGGATACCGGAATAGTTCAGCTCAACGATAGCACCAGTTCTTCCAATACCACTCAAGCTCTGACCGCCAACGCCGGTAAGAAGCTTCAAGATCAGATCGGAAATCTGGATAACTGCACCGTCCCAGATCGTGCTAATGTCGTTCAGGCCCTGAATGACCTACAGGCACAGACCGTTCAGCTTCAGACGGATGCAGCCATCTGGTGTGGCTATTACAATGCCGAGGCGGGAGCTATCTCCTTTGTGAGCGTCATCGGTCAGCGTCTTGGCTATCAGGTGGGCACGAAGTTGCCAGTTCCATCGAATAGGAATGGTGGCGACTTCTTCATCGTCAATAAGACGGGTAATCCCTACATTGCCGGCGACTATAATGCGCCGCAAGTTGTCTGTGAATCTGGCAACTGGATCATGTCGGAGACGGTCAAGTGGTCTGAGGTGCGAGCCTTGGGCAACCTCACCGCCTCGGACATCGCATACACTCCGACGGCTCCGCTCACCGCGATCAACGTTCAGAACGCGATCTTCCAACTCCAGCAGTTGCTGAGAACTTCTGTGGGAGGGGCGACGATCTCCGAGACGAAGCCGCTGAACGCCTATCCCGGCCAGCTCTGGTGGGATAACTCGGACGGCACTCTCTACATCTTCTACATCGACTCCAGCGGTTCGCAGTGGGTGGAGTTGAATACTGCCCCCTAGGGTAAAAACACCTCAGGAACCCGTACCCATCTCATCAAGTTATGCCCCTAAGTAATGCACAACTTATGGTTCCCCCAAATGGCCCTGGGGTTAGAGGGGCCGTTAAGGCGGGAAGCGGTATCACCATTGATGCTGTCACGGGTGCTGTCTCGGCGGACTTAAACGCTTTTTGTAGCCGGATTCTCCCGGGCGATAACATCACGATCCTGCCGAATCCAGGACTCGGCCAAGTAACGATATCTGCCACTATCGCCCCAGACCCGACCAAACTGCTCCCGGTTGGAACAGTTATGACGTTCTTCCAAACCGGCGCTCCTCCGAATTGGATCACGGAACAACTCGGGACGCGGATGCTTCGAGTTGTTTCCACAGCCGGCGCCGGTACAGGCGGTAGTCAGGCATGGGATGCTGTCTTCAGCTCAAAAACTTTCACTGGCTCCGTCTCTCTCAGTGGGGTTAACGCGTCTGGAAACACGACAAGCGCCTCACAGGTGGCAAGTGGATCGATCTCTTTGGGGGGACTGTCTTTAGGAGCCACCTCAGTTTCCACGGCTCAAATCGCCTCGCACAACCACAACTACCAGCCAAGACCAGCAGGCGGTAACAAAATGGGCCAGCAGCAGGGCATTCAAGATAACCAGGGTGATACCACAAGTGCTACGGGATCTAGCGGTGGTCACTCTCACTCTCTTTCGGGAAGCGGCTCATTCTCTGGAAACTCCTACAGTCACGATCACTCCTTCAGTGCTCCCGTCACCGGTAACGCCTCATTCAGCGGAGGCAGCTTCGACTTCTCCGTCCAATACATCGATCTGATTGTCTGTAGAAAACTCTCCAACTAGGGGTAAAACTCTCATGCATCTGTCGGAACCGCTTTACTCTCGACCGCTATGGCCCTAAATCTAGCCCAACTGATGCAAGCCCCTGGAGGTCCTGGGGTTATTGGTGCCGTGAGAGCAGGCACTGGGATCTCGATATCTCCGGACGGTGCGATTAGCATCAACCCAGCAGAGGTGGTTTCTGAGATCCGCGCCGGGAATAACATTACGATCAGTCCCAGTTCTGGCGTTGGAACGGTGACGATCAACGCTTCTGCGTCTGGCTCCGGTGACTTTCCTGCCGGCACCGTGACAATGTTCATCCAGGCTTCGGCTCCCGCCGGATGGACTCAGGTCACCACGCAGAATAACAAAGCGGTGCGTGTAGTTAACAGTAATGGTGGCGCTACAGGCGGCGCCCAGCCATTCACATCAGTATTCACATCTGTTCCCGTAACTGGTAGTGTTTCTCTCTCCGGTCTCTCAGCGAGTGGGGGAAGTACCAACACCGTTAACCAGACGCCGTCTGGTAGCATCAGTCTTTCGGGTTTGAGCGTTGGTGGTACGTCTATCTCTACTAATGAGCTGCCTTCCCACGTTCACAACTATCAGAAAAGACCTGCTAACGGTGGCAAAATGGGCCAGCAGCAGGGTGTGAATGACCAGCAGGGCGATAATACAGGTGCGGCTGGAGGTAGCGGAAGCCACACCCACTCCGCGTCCGGTTCGGGTTCCTTCAATGGTAACAACCAGAGTCACTCCCACTCCGTTTCTGGAGTGTCCGTGAGTGGTAGCGCTTCCTTCAACGGAGGAACTCTCAATTTGGCCGTCCAATACGTAGACGCTATCCTCTGCGCTAAATCCTAACGACAACTATGGCGAAGAAAACCATCTGCCCACTCCTAAGGAAACCTTGCATCGAAGAACAGTGTGCATGGTGGGCGACAGTCCGAGGCTACGACATCAATACGGGCAAAGACGTTGACAATCAACTCTGTGTTGTCAGCACCATGCCGATGTTGCTTATAGAAAACTCGGCTCAACAACGAAGCACGGCGAGCGCAGTTGAAAGCCTTCGGAATGAGTCCATAAACCGCACAGACATCACCAACAAACTTCTTGCCAATGTGGTTGTGGGAGCTATAGTATCAGAGCTTCCATCAACTGACGTTCCTTTCGCTGAATTGCCCCCTTCGTAACATGGCTCGCTACACTTTATTCCCTGGAACTGGAGACGCGCAGATCGACGGTTACCTGGCACAGGATGTCGACTACGTAGGCATTGATCCCACCATTCACTGTGTCCAGTGGTACGATACCATCGGACAGATTGAATACGTTGGCGATGTGATGACCGGCGCCAAACCTCAAAATGAGGACATCACAGACATCACCCCATATCTTCCTTACATCACCAGCGCTCAGGCTATCATCGACGCCTACCTGAATCCCCAGATCTTCTACTCCACTAGCGATTCTACGCTGTTTAACGGCTCTACGGTTCCTTTGGGGAACGAGATCGCTATCACCACTGTTGGTGGCATCCCACCGGCGACAACAACAGATTTGGTCCCTCCCACTCCGGAGGACTTCCAAACTCTCTACTGGTTTAACGACAGTGAGTGGGTTGTCTCAGGTGTGAACCCGAATCTGAATCTGGCTGCCGCTCAGGCTAGTCTCATCACTCTGATCCAGACCTCGGCCACCGAGCAGGCTGATCTTCAGGCCCGAATCTACTCGATGTACCAACTGAGCATTGAGGCCTCGCCGGGAACACTTCCCACCGCGGATTATGCCGGTATCGACCTGGACACCTACCAGGCATACATCGACGGCGAAGTGAGCGCCATGACGGCCACAGTGAACGCCGCCACCACAGTGCCCCAGCTCTACAGCTTCGATTGGCGTGTTGAGGGTGACCCCAACGCCTAAAAATCGAGATCGATCTCATCCTCTGCTTGGGGCTTGAACGTCCCGAGCAACTCCACAGGCGTAGCGTATCCCGCTGCGCCTTTTGATCTATTTGCCTTCGCGCACACCACCGCGAGCCTCGCGTGCTCAAGGTGCCACTCCTTCCACGACTCCCACAGCGCGTCGTCCTTGATCCTCTTCCCAGTCGGCGGCCCACAGAGTATAATGTCCGCGTACGTCAGCATGTTATGGTTCACCCACTCGTCCGCAAGCTGCGCGAAGGGCTTCCCGTGGTGGTCGATGTCGACCCTCGTCCCCTTCCTGAGAAGGCGCCCCGTCACCAGGCACTCGATCGGGTAGCTCGTGGTCGCCTTGTAATCACGGAGCTGTTGCTCCACCCCACGGCGCATCGCTGCCTTGACGGTGTTGAAATGCTTCTCCTCTAGGGTTGCAGTGGTGGCGATCTTTTTGGTAGGATATAGCGCCTCGATGAGTTTCGCCTTCGGGACGGGTTGCCTGGAGCCACCACCCTCGAGGGAGATCATCTTCACTCGTCTCCCGCCCGCCATATCGAAGTAGCGGAGATACACCTGCGTGTCGGTTTTCTGTGCGAGTTTCTCCCACCGCGCCGCGAGTCTGCAAACGCGGAGGATAAAGTCGCGCGGTTCGCCGATGAGGCGGGAATTCGCGCGATTGTTGTCGATGATGCGGCCCACCTTCTGAGTGAATTGGCCCTTGTTTAGGCCGAGGGTTTCCTGAGGGGTCATGCGGCTACAGTAGGTCTGTAGAGAGTGTTACCCAACACCATGTGAGCCACAAAACATCCGTGCCCGCCGAGGAACGGATCTACTCACCCGACTACCGTGAGGTGCTCGAACCATTCGAGGACCAACTCGTTGAAGTCACGGGGAGGATAAAGGAGTTTCGTCAGCACCCCAGAAAGAAACACTTAGAGACCGTTCTCCTTGTCAACCTCATCGTGACACCTATGCCCCTAGGGGAATCCGTGCCGCTCACACATCTCTGGTGTTTGACGCGGCACTTGAAACGTTTGGGAATCCCTTTGGAACAGAATGAACGAGTGAAGTTTACGGGCAGTGTGTACGCGTATCACCGCCTCGGTGGCAAAAGTAAGTCACGTGGGCTGAAAGGCACACACGACTTTTCAATTCTCCCTGTTGGAGCATGAAGATCGAAATCTACGACCTTTGGCGTGGAGGACGCACCGTCTACTATTGGACCCTCTATGATGGCCCCGATGGTATTGACAAAGTGTGTGGCTACGCCACCAGCCTCGAAGAGGTGGTGACCAAAATACTTGACTGGAGGCAACGCATCGCCAATGACTACATCAACTCCCTCACCCCAGACGAACTCGGCCAAGCAGTCCGCGAAGCAGTGGGCAGTGGACCGACTGGCGGATCCGAACACGGTGATCATCGACCTGGAGTCGACGGGGATCCTGAGGCAGGACCCGAACACTGAGATCGTCCAGTTGAGCGTCATCAACACCGCTGGCCGTCCCATCCTCACCATGATGCTGAAACCGGATCGTCCCATGGGCGAGGAGGTTCAGGCCATTCACGGCATCACCAACGAGATGGTGCAGGATAAGCCGTTTTTCCTTCAGGTGGCCAAGGTCATCAGCGCATACCTCGAGGGCAAGCACGTCATCGCCTACAACGCGGACTTCGACATCGCCCTGCTGATGCACATGTTCGACAAGTACCAGGAGCCTCGACCGAAGCTGGCCGCCGCCTCGTGCGCCATGGATCAGTACTCGGCGTGGGTCGGCGAGTGGTCGAAGAAAAAGAATGACGTGAAGTGGCAGAAGCTGCCGAATCTAAGCGGCATGGGGAGCCACGACGCTCTCTCCGACTGCATCTCCACACTGAAGGTGATGCAGAAGATGGCCGGCCTCTTCGACGAGGCTACAGAGAACGCAGATCTCATCGAACTGGACTTTTGACATGACCCAAACCAAATTCGTCTTCAGTTACACCGAACTCAGTGATTTCAGCCATCCGACTGAGATCACGATGGAGATGCCCGAGCGCGTCATTGATGAGATGTGCGAGTACTTCCAGCGGTTTTTGACCGCCGCAGGCTATATCTTCGATGAGGGTGAGACTATTCGGTGTGTGCCTCGTAAGATCGACACCCCCGATTATCAGGGTCGTCTCAACGATATACTTTTCAACACCTCCGACGGTTTCTATCCTTACACTTCTTCCGACCCTAAGGACCACATCCCTGTTGACTTCAATAGCGGTGTCCGTGGCGGTATGGCCGACGACATTATCAAATTCTGATGGAAAACACCAACCCCTGGCTCATCGAAGGCTCCAGCAAAGCGCGACTGGTGAGCCACACCCCCGATCCTGAGGCCATAATGGGCTACATCGCTCGTGTGACCTCCAAGGATCAGACGAATCCCAATGTCGATCGTCTCCTCAGATACTGCGCCAAACACGGTCACTGGTCGGTGTTCGAGCAGGCGAGCATGACGGTGGAGGTGGTGACCCCCCTTGCCATTGCCGTGCAGCTTCTGCGTCATCGAAGTTTTTGCTTTCAGCAATTCTCCGGACGGTACGAGGACCAGCAGGAGATGAAGAACCACACCGACGGACTGTCGGCGCACTTCAACATGTTCTACGTGCCGGAGGAAGCGCGTGTCCAGGATCCTAAAAACCGACAGAACAGCATACCAGCTGGTCACGGAGACCTCACCGATGAGATGTGGGGCACTATGTCCACCGCTTACACGGTCGCGACTCAGTGCTACAAGGATCTTCTCGACCGTGGAATCGCTAAGGAGGTCGCAAGATTCGTTCTCCCGCAGGGCGTTTATAGCCGTCTGTACGTTACAGGTTCTTGCCGCAGTTGGATCCATTACATTGGGGTGCGTGATGACGAGGGTGTCGCTCAGTTCGAGCACGTCGAGCTCGCCCGAGCCTGTAAGTCGGTCTTCGCAAATGTCTTCCCAACGGTTTACGGCTCCCTAGACTGGAGCTACAATAAGGGTGTTGACGAAACCGAGCGCCTCAGGAAGGAAGTCATTGAGCTTCGTTCCGAGATCGCCGTACTCAAAGCGAAATCAGAATGACAGTCAGGGCTCTCCCCACGCGGACAAAACTCGAGGAAGTGTTTGAGCTGGAGCGGGAGCCCGCACCACTCGTCGTCGTCGACTTTCACGTGTACGCACACGACATCATGAGGTGGTACACCGACAAGGTGGCCAAGCTCGTGTCCGAGGAGGTGGCGAAGAAGCTCCTTCGTGCCGCGTGGGCCGCAAAAATCCAACGTGGTCCGGACATGTTACCGCGCCACTCCTACCGCTACGTCATCGTCGCCGACTCACGTTATCGCGACACCGGCAACTACTGGCGTGACAAGTTCATGACAGAGTCTGAGGTTGTCTCCCAAGCTTGGGACAACTACGCTGAGGCGCAGAACGTCCCACGAGAGACGCTGAAGACGAGTTACAAGGGCACTCGAGGTGAGAAGACGGACGACTTCTGGCTGGTGTTCAACGCTGGAATGGATTACTGTCAGGAGTATTACGGTGTCTTCACACACGAGGGTTACGAGGCTGACGACTTCGCGGGTGCTATCTATCGAGCTTCCCGAGATAGGACCGAGGACATCGTCCACCGACGGCAGATCCTCCTCTCCACTCTCGATAGGGACTGGTCCCAGCTCGTTGACGAGTCGCATCGAGTTTACTTCGCGAACACGCGTGTTCCCTTCCCCGCTGAGAAGATCCAGGAACGTCTTGTCGGTGAACTTGGCGTCAAGGAGCACACAGCTCACAAGATGGGGTTTGATCTGGACCACCCTAAGAATCTCGCTGAGTACAAGGTTCTTCATGGTGACATGGGCGATAACCTTCCACCCGGCTCGCCAAAGTGCCTCTTCGACCTGTGTGACGCCAACCCTGATTGGAACATCGAGACTGTCTTTCAGGATTACGGAACCCTTCTGGAGACACTCAACGATCCCAACGCCAACTCCCGACCCGACCACTTCGACTCCTCACTGCGGGCCTTCGCCACAGTAGGCATCGAGGCACCATTCAAGCTGTAGGGTAAAAACACCATACGAAATGTCGTGTGGTATGCACAGCCTCGACAATCAATACCAGGTTCAGGCACTGCGCGCCGTCCAGACCCTACTACAGGGTTCGGGCGGCGTCTTTTCGCGTATTCCTGAATCCTACGCCAACCACCTCGCTCACGACTACAGCGACGGTTCGGTATCACTACTGAGTAAGATCAACACTTTTGAGTTCAGTCCGGAACTGGAGGACTGGCAGATCGGCGAAGCGATCGAAACGCTCTCGAAAGCGGATCCCGCCGACTGGCCTTCCCTCGACGACATCGAGTCGATTGATCTCGACCGAGTCTACCACGGCGACCGGGGAGTCCCCCGCTTCGACGACTTCAGCGACTACGCCGAGGTGTCGGACATGGAGTACGGCAACAAGGTGGCGCGCATGTTCAAGTCGGCCATCGAGTCCGTCTTCGGACAGGAGGTTGATCACGTGGGCACCTCGAAGGGTGAACCGCCAGGGAAAAACAATCAATACTGTAAGGACGGCGACTCCTTCCGTGGCACATTCGAGCACGATGAGAAGAAGTTCGAGTTCGAACTGTGTAAGGACGAGAACGACGAGTGGCACCTTTCCTATCGTCTATCAAAAGACTCCCGCGACAAACTGTTCAAGCCAGCGGCCGAAACGAAAGGGAAGAAGAAGTAATGGCCCGACGTTTCGACTCCATCAGTGGTGGACTGGTTGACACGATCGTCGCCAGTGTAGGCAGCTCCGTCTCCGAGACCGTCCAGAGCGCTGTGAGTGGTAAGCAGGCGAGCTTCAGCATCAATTCCGTGCTGGGAGGCGCCGTTCAAGCCTCGTCCGGCTACGCACTGAATGCGGGCCAGAACTACATCCTCAATCAGCTTGGCTCGAGCCTCGGCAACACGCAATTCGGTGAACTCTCCACTTCCATCGTCACACAGGTGGCGGCGGCGGGTCTGAGCCAGGCGACGAGTTTCATCAGCCAAGCGCTCCCCAATCCGTTTATCGGCGGGGGTAGCAGCAATGTCACCACAGCGGGGTTGGCCACCATAGCTTCCAAGTCCAGCATCAGCATTCCGGACAGTGTCGTCTCCACACTCGAGGACGCGGACTACGGCGGGATTGCTTACACGGTTCAAGACATCACCTTTACGCTCACCCCGGCCGAAGCAGGCGCCCAAGCTCAACAACCACCTCAAACTGGGCCTAAAATCCCTCTTGATGTAGCCTTCAATCCAAACGTCGATCTGAGCAATAGCGCGATCAAGGCGTTCAAAGGGAACGTAGCACTTAGTGGTCCGGCTACAGGATTTGATTTCAATAGGACGGCGGACCTCGTTAAGGTTGCTCCGCCGACCACCAAGCTCGCGCAGCCTCTCTGGTGATGGCAGACTACTCCTCATTTAACAATGCGGCGATCGGTAGCTACTTCAATAGCACCGGTTTGGGCAATGTCGCCTTTGACCCAAAGGTGGCTGACGCGCTTAAGAACACCGACTTTAGTAAGTACTCGGTGGGTGGTGTTCCCGACTTCGGTGGTGACGTCCTGAGTTCAAACCCCGTCTCCGCAAATTCCGACGCGTGGGTATTTATCACGGCTCCGGGCTCCGTCCAGTGGAACGTCAACGCCAATGTCGAACGGGTCGACATCTTCGGCACCAACACACCACCAGTGGTCGCCTCCTCACGTGGGATGCGGGACCTCCAACTGACAGAGGCATTGATCGAGGGGTTCACCCTGGGCAAATCCGTTCAGAAGGAGCTCGATAACCTCGAGAATCTGATGAATGTGGAGGTGAATAGCGAGAGCGGCTTCGTGTCGGTCCCCGTCTACAACGTGTCGGCGGGTGGCAAATCCTACGGCCTCTACGTCATCGAGTCGATAGACGTCGAGGAGCAGATGCGTGACCTTCAGGGTAGGGCGACACGTGCTATGGTGGGTGTAGCCCTCAAGCAGGTTCCGAAATACCAGGTAGGGAGCGGTATCGATCAAGCGGGATCTTCCACAGCCGGTCAAGCTCTCGATTCCTCCAAGTTCACTCAGGCGGACAAGCAAGCGGCGAACGTCGCCAAAGATAAGGGGAACACACCGTCAAACGCCACCGCCCAGGCCGCGGCGAACTCACGTACTGGAGGAGGCGCGGCTGGGAACAATCAGCCTGTGGCGCCAATTGACCCCACTCGAAGACAGCAACAGTCCACAGGCAGGTGATGAAAAATGGCTGAGAATACGCAAACATTCATACTTGTCGGTGATTTTAAGGATAACATCACCCCAAGTCTGGCGAAGCTTGATCGCCAACTAAACTCGCTGACAAAGAGTTTCGAGAAGCTCTCCTCCAAACTCAGGCCGATCAGCAAAGAGTTCGGCAATATGGCGGGTGCTGCGGAGAGGATGGCCGACGCGCTGAAGAATCAGCGTGGAGCCTTCGACTCCAATGTTCGCGCGATGCAGCAGTACCGGCGTGAAGCTGGTAAGGTGAAAGCGGCCAATGATGCCCTCGCTAGAAGTGGTGGTCGTGGTGGTCGTGGTGGTGGTGTTCCGCCAGGTGGACTACCCCCAGGCGGATTACCGCCAGCGGGCCGAGGTCGTGGTGGACGTGATAGCTTTGCGGCGGCGGCTGGTGGCTTCGTAGCCGGAGAAGGCCTCGCCAATATGATGACGGGCGCCATCGTGAGGGGTTTCCAGATGGGAACCAACATCATGATGAAGCCGTTCCGCTACGGTGCGAACGCTATCGGTGAGAGAATCAAGGACGAGATGTCGGACATCTCCTCCGCTGGTGGCATGTTCGCGGTGGACAAGCGGGATAAGCTCGGTGTGTTCAAGAGCTTTGACGACGCACGTAACTTCCAGGAGCAACTGAACGCCCGACTGGCGAAGTCCGCCGCCGCACTACCCGGTGAGACCGCCGAGTACGTGCAACAGGCGAAAATGATGACCGACTCGATGATGATCGCGTTCGGTAAGAATAAAGAGGGGTTCATGAAGTTCGCCAAGGAACTTGACTCCACTGTCACTAACGACCGTGATGCTCTCGGCTTGGTGACTCAGAAGTTCACTGAGAAGGCGGTTCTCCTCGGTAAGGGAAGTGGCGGGAGCAGCGCCTACGGTGTTCCCCAGATTCTTGAGATGTTGGTCTCTCAGGAGAAAGTGAATGTTCAGGCGTTCAGACGTTTCAGCGCCTACCAATCCAACCCACTCCTCAAGAATTCACTCGAGGCGGCGGAAGCCGAGTTGAAAAAGACGGGCGCGAACAGCGCCGAGCGTCTTCGTGTCATTCAGAAGGTGCTTGATCAGGCCGTCCCGAATGACGTGGTGATGGCCATGCAGAACTCCGCCGATGGTATCTACCAGGCGGTGAAGTCCGCATTTCTTGACCCCGAGGCCGGTCTTTTGGGCTTCGGGAGAAAGCTTGACAAGATAAAAGTCGCCGCTCGGGACTCTCTCGGTCGATTCGTGAATGACGCCGGTGAGGTGGTGGAGACTGCGGCCCAAGCGGCTCAGCAGAGCGCGTCACTTTTCGGCCTGCTTCGGGACATCGTCGGTGGATTCGTCCTCCCCCTCACAGGACTCACCGACATCCTCCCACAGCTGTATGATCCGCTAGCGGGAATTGCCGATCAACTTACCGGATTCCGTAATGTAGCTCAGGACTTCTACAAGAACTTTAACGCCTACACCTCGTGGTTTGAGCAGTATTCCGCGGATCTCGATAAAGAGGGCAATAAGAAGAAGGGCACGATGATTCGTGAGTCGAAGAAGGCACGTGGAGCTCTGGCGTCCATCAATAACCTTCTCGCCGCGTTCGGGGCCATTGATGACAGTGAGTTCAAGAAGAACGCTGACGCTCTCAAGAACGTAGACACGAGCAAGCTTGGCGAGATGGCCAAGACGATGTTCGGTCAACTCTTCGACTCCGACTTCATGAAGGGGCTAGGTGAGATGATCGGTTCGGTCGTCGGATCCACCATAAAGGCGGTCGGTGACTTCATGGCGGGTGTCAACGATCTTGCCAGTGCCGGTCCATTCGCGAAGGGACTGCGAGCTGGGTTCCAGAAAGCGAAAGGCGCTCAGGGAATCTCACTGATCTTCTCGAATCTCTTTGGCCTCATCGGAAAAGCGCTCCTCACCCTATTCCAGTCGGCACCAATGGAGATGGGGATCTTAACCGCGCTCACAGTAGGACTGCCTGTCCTTCAAGGAGCAATCACACAAGGCATGATCAAGATGTTCTCCATGGCCGCGGCAGGTATGGGGCTCGGCGGTGCGGCGGGCGCTGGAGGTATGGGCGCCACTATCGCCGGTTGGTTGGGCGCGGTTGGTCCGGCGCTTGCCACCGTCGCCAAGCTTCTTCCACCAGTCGCCGCGATTCTGGCCTCGATCGTATTCCTGGGAGGCGGCGTTGAGAATACGATGCGCCAACTGAAGCAGATCTTCGGAGAGATCGGCCACACACTGTGGGGCTCCATCTCCGGACTCTCCGACGTATTTGGAACCGTATTTGGATTCATAGGCGATCTTGCTACAGGTATAGGCCGTCTCATCAACATAATCCCTGGGGTCGGTGTCCAGCTCGACCTTCTCAAAGTCGCTTTCACCCCCATCACAGCGGCTCTCCAAGCCTTCGAACTGGGCATTCTCGGTCTGAATGTTCTCCTCACAAAAGTTCGCTCGTGGCTGACAAATTGGCTTGGAAGTGATGAGGAGAAGAAAGCGAGGTACGAAGAGAGTGTCGCTGCTGACATCAAGATGCGCCAGACCCAAGGTAGGCAGAACGCCTACAATGTGTCTATGCAAGGCCCAGATGCTTTGAAGAAAGCGATGAGCAGCGCCATCTACGAGCTGAACAACAGTAAGGTACTCAAAGCTTCTCGTAGTGCGGAACTCAAGGCGTTTGTCGCTGAAGCCAAGGCCCAACTTGCCAAGCCCACACCGGCCGCTCCACCCAAGCCTGGCGCTCCCAAACCCGCAGGAAGTGTACCAGCGGCGGGTGGAGCTCCAGCGGCTCCGACCCAAGTTACCATTCCACCGCAGTCCCTGGCGCCAATCACCACCGCCACCAACACCGTCAACACCACCATGACCACGGTGAACTCCTCGACACAGGGAGTTAGGGGTGCAGTGAGTGCCGCCGACACTGCAGCGAAGGCCGCAGCAGCGAAGCACACAGCCCAATACACGCAACTCCTCAACGTGATGAATGCGGTCAAGAGCGGTATTATCGCGGTCAGCACCAAGATCTCGGGACTGAAGACGAGCATCGACCAGCGGGCCACTCAAGCGAGCTTAGCACAGGTTGTGGCACTGATGCAGTCCGGCAAGATGAAGGTGCAGGCCGACTTCAATATGCCTGGTGGCCCTCTCGGTGGCGGTCAGGGTGGTCCGGCGATCTTCGGAGCCGCCGCTTCCAAATTCGGTCTGACCATGACGAGTGGCTACCGTCCGGGTGACCCAGGCTACCATGGCATCAACCGGGCACGTGATTACTCGAACGGGAACGCGCCCACACCTCAGATGATGATGTTCGCGCAGTATCTCGCAAACAATTTCGGAAGTGGCCTCAAGGAGCTGATCTACACCCCACTCGGGTGGAGTATCAAAGATGGCCGAAAGGTCCCGGCGTATGCCCGTGCGGGACACTACGACCACGTCCACGTGGCGTGGGCCGGAGGCATCAAAAATCCCCGCTTCTTCGATTCCGCGGCGGCGGCGAGACAGTACGAGTCGATGTACGCACCGGCCGGAGCCCGCATTCAGACCGCCACTTGGAACTCCGCGGAAGGTAGACTCGGTGGCGGACCCACTACAGTGAATCAAAATATCACCATCAGTGGCGCCGATGACCCCCGCCGTCTAGCGGAGATCGTCTTCAACTACGCGGCCCAGGCCGCCGAACGCATCAACAACTCCTCATTCGCATAATGGCAGGCGTTCTCATCAATCCCCAGGTCCAGGTGAAATGGGGATCGCGAAATCTCTCGGCGTACGACCTCGGTGACGGTGTCAAACAGTCCATCGTCTACAACACCAACGTCACCCTTCCGGGGAACAGTTGGCCTGAGGGCTCATTCTCGTGGAACCCCACAGGTCCAGCGTTCAAAATATACGAGGAGTGCGTCACGAAGGGGAAAGAGGAGGAGATCCTCATCCGTTTCTACTACGTCAACGGCCCGTACGTGATCTTCAAGTTCCAGTACAACGGGTCGAACATCAACTACGGGACCGACATGCAGATCGAGGTCCTCCTCACCACGAAGCAGGGACCGAAGAGTTCCGGCGTGAGGGCGTCGGCGATGGCCGACTACACCAAGGGCAAGTTTAACGCGAAGGGCAAGGACCTGTACAAGTCCGCGACTGATCTGGCGAAGTCGTTCGGCGAGCCTGTTCCCCTCCTGTGGCAGCAGGCCGCAAAAACCGATGCGAAGAAGATCTTCCTGGCGTCGTGGCAGTACAAGGATCAGACTTACGGTGCGGAGATCCTCAACATAGCCACACAGGCTGGGCAGAAGGTTCTCCCACTCAACATCAACAGCGACGGTCAGGCCGCCATCTTCAACCCATTCTCGAAGGAGGGCAAGGACGGGATCGACTCGGTCCAGTTCCCTCCGAAGGCTGGGGAGCAGATCAAGGCGGAGCAGCGCTACGGCTACCTCCTGGGGCCTGGCATCATCACCACCTTTCAGCGCTCGTTCGAGTATCCCCCTCAGACCCAGGGTCAGGATAGTCCCACTCAGCCCACTGGCACTCCCAACCAGAGGCAGCAGCTCCAGTCGCCCGGTGCCACCAACGTGGCCGCTGTGAATCAGCAGCAGCAGGCTGTGAAAGACGCGCAGAAGGGATCGGTCGTCAACCCATCCTCGCCCACTGTGGTCAAGGGGAAGAAGTTCACGAAGAACAACGAGGGTCCCAAGAATCAGGAGCTAATGCAGCAGGAGGAGGGTGTCAAACTGCAGGCGCAGATCTTCATGTGCCCCGCCGTCGTCGGAATGAAGCCGCAGGACATCGTCTACATCCCGAGCTTGAAGATCGGCGACGCCCTCATGGAGGACTACAAGGTGATGTCGGTCACCTACGCCCAGAGTGGCGGGACGATCGGGGTCAGCATTCAGGCCACGAGGACCCCAGGCCTGAACAAGCCCATGAATGAGGCGGCCGCCAAGAAGTTCATCGAGAGGGCCAACACCCTGAAGACCGTGGAGGACTGGACCCGCTACGCCTGGTCCGATCGGATGGGCGGCTAGGTTTCCTAAGGCTGAGGTGTGGTACAATATGGATGTTCCCGCTCGGAAAGATGTCCGAGACTTCACGGGAATACGCACACAGCTTACTTGGTTATGAAGACTTTCAAGGTCAACCCCCAACTCGACGACAAGAACCGCGCTCGTCTCGAAGCACGCAGCTATCAGAAAGCGTACACCGACGTCCCGAACCGCGCCCTCCCTCCCTCCTATAAGGAGGCACTGAGCGCCATCTACACCGGTCTCACCGGTAACGATCTGCCGGACGAAGGCTCGACCTTCACCGTACGCGCCGATGCCAACGGCACTTTCAAACGACTCTACTCCCCCACCGTGTTCTCCACCGAGGACAAGGGTCTCATCATCCGCTGGGGTGACGAGGACATCCCCCTGAGTGTCGCCGACGGGAAACTGTCTGCCCTCAACGGTCAAAAGGGTCTGAAGCTGTCCTTCAAGGAGGAAACGGTTGGCAAATACACTGAAGCGGTGCTGTCCGTGGCCTTCTCGGCCGGTGGCACACTCTTCTCCCTTCCGGTTCCGATCCGCTCCGCGGACTACGAGAACCGAGTCACCAGTGACATCCTCGATGTCCTCCTGAGTGAGAACCCCGACGCCATCGCGGAACAGGTCGCTGTCGCCAGTGATCCCTCGAAGCGTGGCGAATCCACCGGGGAACGTCTGCAAGGTCCATTCGTGAAGGTGGCACACCTTCCGCTGGGCGAGTACAAGATCACCCAATGCCGGTCGAAGGACTCGGACTACGGGATGCAGTACTTCCTGCAGGCGATCGTCAACGAGCCCTTCACCGCTCCGACCCGTACGCAGGTCGATGGTGAGTGGGTGGACACCGAGGTCGAAGTCAGCGACTTCGTCGTGGTCAAACCCAACAACGCGCTCAAGAAAGTGCTGGCCGCTGATCCCGAGATCACTCCGGACAAGCCCGCCTTCCTGATCGTGAAAGAGCACGGTGAGTGGAACGGCTTCCCTACCGCTAAGTGCGTGCTCAAGTGTACAGCATTCGTCAAAGACGACGACAGCTTCGACATCGACTTCTGAGTCATCGGGGGAGCTTCGGCTCCCCTTTCTTGTCTAGCTATACTATCATCCCCGAGGAAACCACATGTCGGATCGTTACAGTGGTGGGCCGCTGAGTGACCCCCAATCTGTAAGCATTATCGCGGAGGCGAAGGAGCGCAAGCCACGAGGCGAACGCTTCAAGAAGGATAAGAAGAGTGAGGATCGCCCCACAGCCACAGCGCTGTCGGAACTCTACAGTAAGGGCGTGGCTCTTCTCAAATCGAACTTCTACACCGTGGAACTCTGCGAGGGCGCGGAGCACATCAACCACCGCATCCTCAGGCCCTCGGCACCACCGCCGGTGAAGGGCATCAATTATCCCGCCAGCTTTCAACCACTTCAGGACATCTCCACCCTCGAGGATTTTGCTCGCATCGAGGCCGTGTTTGACGGCGCCGAGAGTGAGGTGCGCGACTTCTGGCAGCCACTGTTTCGTCCCAAGGGTGGTGAAAGCGACCTCTTCGCGTTCACCGATCGTCTGCTGAAGATGCGGCGGATCCAGGCCAACCAAAATATCCATGAAGTTCTCGACTATGGCCAGACGTTCGACCCAGATGGGTCCCTCACCGGGAACACGCCAGTTCGGAATCCTCGTCTTTGGGTTCCTGCTCGGAAGTGGTTTGACTCTCGCCTTTACGACGTTGGCCTTGAGGATGTTTTCACCATCTTCCCCCACGCCGAACGGGAACTGCTCAAGCTCATCCTCGGACGAATTGGCGTTGGGCGAGCGAATCATCTGCCGCCTGGATTCAGTTCTCCCGTAGATCACAC